CAAGTTGAAACTGAAGATGTTGAAATTATTGCAGAGGCAGTTAAAACAGATGAGGTAGTTGCAGAGGCAGTAGAAGTATTTGTACAAAAAGCTGTAGAGAATGCTGATGTCGAGGACTATACACTTGCTGATGTTGTAACAGAGATACAGTACGAACAGTTTATAGAAAACCCAATAGAAGTTTTTATTGACATAGAAAACATTACTGAAATAAACCTAGCAAACATTGGTAATGACATGACATCTGACCAAAAGGAAAAAGCGCAAGAAGTTGTAGTGCCTGTTATTTTGACTAGAATAGCTACTATGGCATCTTTTATGTTTAGGAAAACATTATGATTAAGAAAATTTGGAATTGGTTTATAGAGATAATTAAAGAAACATTAAACCTTTCGTGGACACTCGTTGGGCTAGTGATTGCGACACTCACTTTAACAGGAAGCGCACAACAAATTACAGGTTTAGCCACAGTAATAACACTTGCTGTGTGGTTATTAACAATAGGTTTTAGAAAAGAAAAAAAAGAAAAACAACCGAAAGGAAGAAGTAAATAATGGATTGTTGTGGCGGTGGTTGCTGTGGCGGTAAATAAATACTGCACATCATACACTAATGATAAAGGAACACATATAACTATTTGTAATTGTAAAAATGGAGGTATAGGTGAAATTAACTGTAGTTAGACATCAATTTGGAGAAGAAGCAACAAATGGTTTGTTGTTTATTAATGGAGTTTTTGAGTGCTATACTCTTGAAGACCAATATCAGGAAGTTAAAGTAATGCACGAAACATGTGTTCCTGAAGGTACATATCAAATAAAATTAAGAAATGAAGGTGGTTTTTCAAGCAGATACCTGCAGAAATATGGACCTGAGTTTCATAAAGGTATGCTTCATATACAAGATGTTCCTGGATTTGAGTGGATTTTGGTGCATCAGGGGAATACCGACCTCCACACCTCAGGTTGTTTGATTTTGGGCGATACTCAGCAGGATTTAGACAAGAGTAAACGAGGATTTATTGGTAATTCTAAAGATGCATACAAGAAAATGTACCCTAAAGTACGAGATGCTTTGTTAAATGGAGAGAAAGTTACCATAGAATATAGTAAAATTAACTTAAGTAAAAAACTGAAACCTAATTTAAAGTGGAGGATATTAAGTTAATGTTTGAAAAATCAAAAAGAGCAAGAAATCAAAAGGGTAAGTTTAAGAAAGACTTATGGTGGACACCTTGGAATGAAGCATGGGAGTACAAAATGAGTGATGACCTTAAAGATATGTTAGAGCGTACCGCTTGGACATTTATAGAGGCGTTCATTGGCGCGTTAACAGTTGCACCATTAGTTGGTGTAGAAGCTGAAACACTACAGTTAGCTGCATTAGCAGGTGGTGGTGCTGCTTTAGCTGTAATTAAAACATACGCTAAAAAACAAATTACTAAGTAAATACCTAAGTTGTCGTACATCTACTGTAAAATAGATGTTGACAATAAAGGAGGGTATTTATGTCAAAGAAAAAAGGAATACCTGCAGAGAATAGTAACAACTACTTTAAAGCAGGTTGGAAACCTACAGTAGACTTTGACCACACAACAGGTGTAGGCGAAATAACACATGTAGGTACAGACCCAAACTACGAAAGTAAGACAGATGAGATACTTCGTAGTTGGGGATTTGACCCAAAACTATACGAAATTGATGGAATACTAAAAGTATCATCATGGAACGCACAACTTAAAGGCGGTATAGTTGAAACATTCTACGCATTTAAAGGCAGTGTAAGAAGAAAATCTGCAAATCGTGACAAGTATTTTAACTCATTGTTTAAACATGCTGTTAAGAAGCCGCCATTACCTAAGCATAAATTGTTTGGTGGTGATACAGCATTCTTTTTCTTTATGTCTGATTGGCAATTAGGCAAAGATGACTTCGGTGTAGAGAATACAATTAAAAGATATGACATAGCATTGCAAGATGCACTTGCTTTGTTGAAGAACTACAGGAAAATAGGTTACCAAATAGATGAAATATACTTAGTAGGAATGGGTGACCTCACAGAAAACTGTACAAAATTTTTCTACGACAGCCAACCCTACAATGTTTCGTTAAATCTTATGGAACAATACAGCCTAGCTAGAGCAATGATGTTTAAAACTGTAGAAACATTCCTACCTCATGCAGACAAAATAGTTTTAACAGGTGTTCCAGGTAACCATGGTGAAATGTCAAGAAGTGCAAAAGGTCAGGTATCAACAAGCAGGTTAGATAATTCAGACACTATGCACATAGAAATTATGAAAGAAATCTTTGATGCAAATCCTGATAGATTTAAAAAAGTTGAGGTAATAGTTCCTGATGACTATCATCTTACGCTTGTGGTCAAAGAAAAGCAGATGTCTTTTACACATGGACACATGTCAAGTGGAGGTGGAAACGCAGAAGCAAAAATAGAGAAGTGGTGGAAAGGACAGATGTATGGATTTCTTCCTAGTGCCAACTCAAATATACTTGTAACTGCACACTATCATCACTTTCGTGCCAAGCAACAAGGCGATAGACAGTGGTTTCAATGTCCAAGTTTAGATAAGAGTTTAGATTTCACAGCTAGGACAGGCTTGTGGTCACATCCTGGCGTATTAACACTGCTTGTTAATGACAGGGGTGCATCATTCCCTGTCATTGTTTAAACAAGCTGTAGCCAATTCTTCTATAGGTAGTAATATGCCTTTAGAATTATTGTCATCACCACCGACAACATCTCTGTCTGTGCCTACATACTTTCTACATAGGTCTTTTAATACAGCCACAGGGATAATGTAAGTCATTACAGGTTCATTATCTCTCACTAACATCAAAGCCCAATACTCTGCTTCGGTTACAGATAAGCCACTCTTTGTACCTTTGTACTCGTATTCTACAAAATGATTACCTGTCTTTTCCCACAGGTGTCGCTCACTCTTGACTTCAATCTTAGTGCCTGTAAAGAACTCACTTAATTTTTGTTCCATTTCTAAACCTTTTGCTAGGTCTAAATCAAACTTTTTATTACTGCTCATACCAACAATCCTTACTACTATTCCAATGATGAGAACCACTGTTGTAATATAACCAACTTGCAGTTTTAATATTCACGCTTGGGGTCTTACGATTACCCTCAATGTTTAATTTATTTTTAAGCCATAGCCATGTGTTATCCCAAAATTGAAACAGCCCCACATCAGTTGAGTTATCTCTGTTTGTATTAACAGCATTTGGTCTGCCACTGCTTTCGCAAAAAATAATAAGTAGTGCTTCTCTTACATCTTCTTTTTTAAAATAAAGACTTACGCTTTCCTCCCATTCAATAACATGCGAAACTTTTTTGTTGTTGTTTAAACAAGAGGCATAAGCCTTTATTTCATCTAGTGTTTCTTGTGTTGGCGTTGCACACAGTATCAACGAACTTAATACAACGCCATACATTAGAACTCTGTACCACTACTATCTTCGGTCTTAAATGTTTCTTTAAGTAAATCTTTAAGTCTATTTACTTCATTAAGTCTTTGTGTTTCAAGTTTCTTCATTATCTCGTATAACTCACCTAACATAAGTGTAGCCTCAAACTTTGCTTCACTATTGACAAAAGTTACATCTATGTTGTATAAATCACCCCAACTAAGATAGATTTCGCCATAAGCGTTAGGCAATGTAAAAGACATACCTCCTCTTTCTTTGTCTAATCTTTTAGCTATCCAATCACTGCTATCAATTTCTAGTTCAGTAAAGATACGAACTAAACCATTAAAGCCATAATCTGTATCGCTTATCGTAGGTTTACTGTCATCATTAGAATGGGATTTCATCTTGTTTTCTTCCATTGTATTTCCTTTCTTCAGCAGTAGTGATAATTGCATTGCACCTCACATCTGCCTTGTAATGTGTCTTTTCATCTATCTGTTTAAACAAGTAGACACACATTTCATTATCTTGCGTGTCGATTACTAAAGGTCTTTCACTTTGCTTTGGGCATTGCATACCCTCGACAACTAACTTACATCTTCTATCTAAAGGCGCAGGTTTATCAAAATCGTGTTCAGGATAACGCGCCTTTAGTTTTTCTTTAAGTCTTTCTATGTTGATACTTGTATGCTCTAAAGCCATGAACTAGGAACTTCTCTTTCACCTTTAGAACCAATGTAGCCACCCCAACCACAACCATTTGATTGTCCATAGTTGGAACATGTAAAGTCAGGAATGTTTTTAAACTTAACATCACTTTCTTTTTTCTCTCTATTGTCCTCTATGTTGTCAGTTTTTTTACATTGAGGGCATACCTTTGTGTTGTCCTTAACCTTGCCAAAGACATCTTCTACAATTTCTTTGTCGCTAGGTTCTTCTACAACTTCTTGTTGGTCTTGCGCTTGTACTTGATAAAACAAGTCTAAGAATTTATCTAACTCGAAACTTGACCACTTACCCATGTTTGTTTCATGTGTTTGTTTAAACAAGTTCCATGCCTCTAGCTTGTACTTACCTCTAAGTTCACTATCTTTTTCTGCATGTTCTAATTCGTTAGTAATTCTTGCTAAGTAATCTTCTTTTGTAGTTTCCTTAACAACTTCTTTAGAAGAATTATCTAATTGTTTTATAACTTCTTTAGCTTCTGCTTCTGCATAATGTTCTTCCTCTGTGCTTTCACCTACCCATAGATGAAGCCCAAGTCCAAACCTCATGCAACATCTTTTAATGCTGTCGCTAACTGCAAGTTTAAGAACTTCGCTTTCGGTATTGTTTTCAAGTTGATACTTACTTACATCACCAACTTCTTCTACAACACCCAAACCCTCTATTTCAAGTCTGCCTTTAGCACCGACAATGGCATTGTCTTTGCCTCGTACTTCCTCAAAAGTAAAGTTGTATTTGCCTCCAATGACTTCTACTAATCTCTTAGTGTACAAGTGATGAGGAACATACTCGCCATACTTACCCTTTGGCGCAGGTCTTACATCTTTCTTGTCAAAGTCTTTTATTAATTTCTTGTGTGTTTCTTTATCCATTTTTTACTATCCTTTTCTATAATTTTGTAAACCCTTTGTCTACTTATATTTAAAACATCTGCAATTTCCTGTACTCTAAACCCACTGTTTAAACAGACAGCAATAGCCTTGCTACGATTTGCAATACAAACATCTAAGTTTACTTTGCTTCTTTCGTACAGTTCTTGTGATTGTTTTAACACTCTAATTTCTTTGTGTGACATTATTCTTTCACCTCCTCGTATTGTGATGATAAAACTTTATGACCTTTCATATTGTTTATGTACATAATTAAAAAACTTACTGCACCCTCGCCTTGTCTTACCAAGTTCTTAGTGTCAATCTCTATGCCCAAAGTTAATTTCATCTTAGGCAATGTTTATCCTTTCTTGATGTACTTCTACAGGCAATGATGTTTCGTATGCCGAAACTTGTATGCTAGGCAATACTTTCTTGTAAGTAATAAGTTTTGTAGTTGTATTGTTAAAGACTTCTAGTTGTTGAAACTGTGCATGTGCAATGTCATTTATTTCTATGAGGATAGGATTTTCATCTATAATCTTATCTTCATCAGCGTTGTACTTATACAAAAACGATATAAGACTTCCTACTTCTAAATTATGAAACCCTCTTGCGTTTTTGTCTGCTTTTCCTACTGCCATTATTCCTCCTCTAATTCTTCTAATGTAAAATCAGCATCATATAATAATTCCCATGCTGTTTCTTTGCTTGTCATATAATGAATATCAAGAATACGTTTCTTGTTTATAGTTTCTCCCTTATCTCCTATAAAGTGTCCTACAACTCTAAAAGAATATTCATATTCCTTTCCATCAGTATCGCAAATATATTCTTGTTTTTCTTTTACCATTATTCCTCCTCTATTTGTTTAGCAACTTTTATTGTGTTCTCGTTATGGTCTTTAACGAACTCATCTAATAACTCTCTAATTCTTTGCGGATTTGTTTTTTTTAGGTGGATTGTTTTTTCTACTACTTGTCCACCACAAGCATTAGCTAACTTGATAGCCCATGCTTTAAGTAGCTTTGGCTCATCAAATATATTAGGCATATTTTTCCTCCCTTTACCTATTGTCGTGTTTAACTGTTTATTGGTTCTAATTCGTATAAAGAAACAATAAAGTAGTTAGAACCTGTATCTTTTAACTCTCTAACTTTTTGTCCTGCTTCCTCTTTGGTTGCGAACCTCCATGAGTAAACACTGCTGTCAAAGATTGATACACTCTTAACTAAGTATTTCATACCCACTATGGTAACAGGTATTGAATTATACAACAAGTATTTACTACGATTTCACTGTTTGTTTAAACAGCCTGTCTTTCTTGTTCTAGTTTTATATACTTATCAATTAATTTTATGAAACTTCTTACTGCGCTTAACTCTACATTAAGCTCTTTTGTTTCACTGTCCATTTGATGTTGCTCTTTAGCAACAATCTTTTTAAAACCAATTAATTCTGCCTCCCATTTTTTTACTGCTATTCGTAAAACCTTTAGCATTGTCATCTTTCCACCTCCTATTAATTAATGACCATGAAAGCCCTGTTAGGATTACCACTAAGATAATCCAATACCACCCATAATTCATTTACAGTTAGTCATTTTTTTTACTAACCATAAGTTCCATAGGAATTTTTTTACTTGTACGACTTTGCAATAAACCCATATTGCGTTTAGGTGATTGTAATGATTTACTTACCATGTACCTTTTGCCACCTTTTTTAGATTTACTTGCTCTGCGTTGTTGTCTGTTCATTATGTTCCCTATTCTTCTTCTAAATTTACTGCGTATTCTTCTGCTAGTAATAATAAGTCTTTGTGCATATCTTTTATCACTTGCTCTATTCTTCCTACATTATTACTTTTATAACCTCTATAAGATAAAAGCGTACTGTATATAATGTTTGTTTTTTTTTC